AAAATCCACACTTGGCTCATGGCTTAGTTTAGCCAAGTTAGCTAAGTGGCGAAGCAAGATCAAAAAGCCAGCGCGGCGGTAGGTAGGGCCGGAGAGCATTTAGCCCTCGCCTACTTATCGTTGGCTGGCTACATCTGCACGCTCTGCCAAATAAAAGATCACGATGCGTATATACAGACGGATACACAGACGTTGACCTTGCAGGTTAAAACCGCAAGCAAGACGCATAAGACCAGCAATAGATACGCATTCCACACGCCTAAGAAGAATGTCGATGTGTCAGACGTGTTTGCGTTTGTATCCATTGGATTAGGCGCTGTGATTTTCCGCCGGGGAGACGAGCTGACCTCTGTGACAACATACATTTCGCCAGAGGAATTTATGGATGAAAAGCAGTCTATGCAAAAAACATTCGACAGCTTTAAATAATCTCTTGTGGCTGCGTGAGGCTTTGATTAGAAAGTCTGAGTGGGTGGCTTAACTGCAACCTTTGTTTATTGGTTGTGCGTTACCGAATGTGCCAACATCACGCCACCCACACGATCAGTCAAAACAGTTATTCAACGGCTTGATCGGCTGCTTACTAAACACCCAGCGCCATTGGAGCTTCGTGTAACCCGGCACTTCAACAAAATCACGCACCCGGTAAACCCTGTCTGCCTGCCACATTTTCTTGAGATAGCTTGACGTGCGTGGCACGCTATCTCCCAAAAGCTCTGCGGCCTCTGCCGCTGTGATGCGCTGGTCATACGACAACAAAGCGAACAGGCGGTTTCCCTGGTCAATGCTATGCTTCTTACTTGCCTCGGCCGCACGCTGCATAGATGGTGCCATAGTCGTCGGCCTGCGCGGGCCAGTTGGCAAGGCTTCGCGCTTGCGCTGGCGATACATTAGTGTTTCAAACTCCCACAAGCAGTGGCCGTATGTGATCTCGTAGCGCTCGTGCTTATCGGTCACGCCTTCCAGCTTGAGCCTCAATCGCTCTGCTGCGTCTTTTGCATCTCGCGCTTGAGTGCGTCGAGAAGGGCCGACTGCTCCTCCAGACGTTGCTTCAGATTGGGCCTCTGCGCCGTCTTCTGCTCCGTCAGCATTATGCTGTTGTTGCGCTCTAGCCTTTTTATAATAATTTGAGTTTGGTCCGTGTTCACGTTTTTTCCTTTCGAGTTTTATGTTTGCTGCGGCACATATGCGACTTATTGTTGTTGGGGAAACTCGCAGTAGTTCGGCAGCCTCAATTTGAGACATCCCCTGTTGAGCGCAATCAAGGACTTGGCGAGTTAGTGCGTCAGGGTCGTAACTCATTGGTATTCCTCCAAGGGGTCTATCTGGCCTATGCCATTGCAAACTTCGCATTCTTCCATGTGGCTACCAAAGTCTCCGTGCCAGGTTGAACTTTGGCGGACCCAAACATCGCGCTCAACCTCGCCTTCTCCATCACACTCGGGGCATTTGATCCAATCTTCCATGTCTCTCATCCTTATACGTTTTTGCACTTTCCTTCGCCGTCAGTGAACCACACATGGCCGTCATTTATGACCATATGGCCAGCTCCAATAAGGGCATCCACAGCTTGCTTATATGTAGAACGTGGATTTGCAGCCGATGACACCTTTCCTATGAAGTGGTCTTTCAGCGTTTCCTCAGAAATAACCCAATACGTTCTCGGCTCTGGCCAACCAACTCCTCCGGGGTTTGGCTGGCCAACGCCCTCACCTCGTAACTGCGTAAATACCTTGCGGATCAGGACTTGGTTCTTGCCCTTAATGCGAGGCTTGTTTGCCTCCTCAATCTCGCTCTCAGTAGCCTGCATGACAGTGCAAGTGGTAACGCTGTCTCCATCCTCATCAACACCAAGCTCAATGACATTTAGTTTAAACTGAAACACAACGCCTGTTTCCATGTCGCGCTGTTTTGTGGCCTTGGCCGTGCGGAGACCAGTGTTCTCATCGTAATCAAGCTCAATCTCTGTATCCGTCGCCGCCCGCAAGCTCGAATGCCCCCTAGCTCCGGCGGCTTTATCCTTTCCGGAGTGGTGAACCACGTCCAAGTGTGCGCTTGTTATCTCGCGTAGCTTATCGCAGTTGCCAATAAACTTTGTCATATCCTCTGGCGAGTTTTCATTGCCGCCAGCCATTGATCGGCTCAACGTGTCAACAAATATACACTTAACTTGACCATGCTTCTTTGACACCTCACGGCACAGCTTTTCAAGCACGGCCATGTCAACCTCTCCATCAAGCAAGTTGACCGGGGCTGGACGCACAGCCAGCTTCACATTCTTATGCTCAGGGTACTTCTGCTTGAGCGCAACCACGCGGTTGTGGAACGCCATGCCGCCCTCTGTTGCCAAGTACAGCACAGACCCGCCAATAACCTTGTGGCCGTTCCATTCCTGCCCGCAGGCAATGTGCCAAGCCAGATCAAGGGCGAAGAACGATTTGCCCACGTTCGACGGGCCGTAGATCACAGACATTTGACCCTCTCCAAGCCAACCCTTCACAAGGTAGTTTCGGCTTAGTTGAGGTATAGCCTCATCCGGCATGAATATCTGATCCATGACGCTCTGCACGGTCAATGCTTTCTTAGCCGCTGCCGGGCCTTGGTTCACCCACACGTCGGAGTAATCCCATCCATCAATCTCTGGTAGGATGTACTCAACGCCCAGCTCAGAGAATGCACGCTCGCATTCCTTGCGACCTGCATCGTCATTATCGCCTGCAATAACAAGCTCCGCTTCCGGCTTGGCTTGTTGCAGGTTGTCAATCACAGCCAAAATGTTGCCTGCGTTTAAAGCAAAAACGCATGGCTTACCTGTAGCCTCATGCACAGTTGCGGCTGTTGCCCAGCCCTCTGCAACATATGCAAAGTCTCGAATGGGTCCGCCAATGACGCTAAAGTTGCCAATCACGGGTAGCTGGTAGGAAAACTTTTTCTTGCCGTCAGCATCAATGAACTGCGCGCCTACGCGCCTGCCCTTCACGTCAATGATCGGGATGGTCAGCGTGTCGCCGTCAACCTTAGCGTTGTGCAGCTTAATCCTTTTCTTCTCTAAATACGGGTGGTCGCTCATAGCGTCACGCTCTGGCCAATCAATGTCAACTCTTGCCGCCTCCACCTTTGGCGTATGTCCAGGCTGCGGCCACAATGACATATCGCGAAGTCTATCTTTAATTGATTTGTAATCGTTGCACTTACGGCAATTGACCATAACCTCGCCGTGAAACTCTTTAATCCAAAATCTGTCTGTGCCAGCACATGATGGGCATGGTCCATGATACTCGCCCTGCGCAGTCTTTTTCAACTCAAGATTGCGTATGATGCTGTGGCCAAACTCGCTCCATTGGGCGGCTGGAAACTTGCTTTCACGGCTAAGATCGGCTACCATTTTGTTACACCTTATTCATTGTGGTGGGTTTCCTTTTTGGCATTGTGTGGCCCGGCGTGTAAGTGCCGGGCCACACTCTTTTTTAGATAGAGATTTTGATAACTTTTATTTCGCCATCTCTATTAGGCTTTTCCATCGCCATCTTACGCTTCACGACCTTCGGGCCAACCAGAGACTCCTCAACCTTAATCATATCTTGTATCAGATCATTAGCGTCCGACTTTGATATGGGCATGGACGTAGATGGTACACCCTTAACTCCGCTCAATAGGTGTGTGAGCTTATTGATCTTAAACATCTGCTTCGGGGTTGCATAAACCATTTCGCTCATGCTGTTATCCAAACGCAGTATAGGCCGTTGTGCTTCCTGGTCGCCGCCGTATGACCGCGCCTCTTAAGTAGTTTGCTGAAGTACCTTTGATGGTTAATTCCTTTAAACTGTATGCAATCTCCAACACTTGCTTGCTCCAATATTGCATCATACTTTGATCCAGCGCCTCCCCGGCCATTTCTGGCTTTTGGGATAGGCATGTTTTGAACGATAGTAACTTCCATTGTGGTTTCCTTTTTGGTTAGATTAAAACGGGATTTCATCATCAAGACCAGCATGTGCTGATGACGATGGTGTTGAGACCGGCATTGCAAATGGATCACTTGCCATTGGCACACCGTTCTCTGGTGCTTTTGCAGTAAACCCGCCAGACACAGAGTCGAACGGATCATCTGAACCTTGCATCTCTGCAAGGTCCAAGACCTGCACAGCTCTGAGGCGCAATGACACGCCGTTCAAGCTACCTGTATTGTACGGAACAACAACGACTGCGACGTTGACCTTGCTTCCACTGGTCAGCATAAAATCGTCCGGCAACTTGTTGCGTTGAGCGTCAACTTGCTTTGGCGGCTGCGTCTTGTCACCACCGTAAGCGCCTTTCAGCTTGCACTTGCCGACGACTTCGCTGTCGTCGTTGCGCTTGTATGGAAGCATGGATGGCTTCTCTGGCCATTTGCGTTTTGTATCCAGCGCCGCAGCGTTAGAATATGCCTCCATGCAGATGCGATGAAGCTCTTTTGCCTTGTCATCAGACATTACAAAGCTCATCTCATATGCTGCACCGTCGTCAAACGCATCGCATTTCACCGACTTGTTCTCATATGTATCGAACTTGTAGGTGGAATTTAGACGCGGGTAACGCGCGGTTACATCTGTAATCATATGTTGCATTGTGCAACTCCTCTCAATGTTGTGCAGCACCCCTGCACTGGGATAGGTTAAAACGCCTCTTCACTGTCCATCCATGCGGGCAAGTGAATTGTGTTTAAGTCTGGCCACTTTGTGCCGTATTCCCCTGTCTCGACCGCCTGCTTTATATCAACCAGCGCAGCAAGCATACGGTTGTGAGCGTGACGCAGGTACATCTCAGATAGCTCATGGCACGCCGTGACGTGCGGCGCGTCTTTTTCAATGCACACAAAAATAAAATTCTCCACGCGAATGTTGTTTAGTTTTAGGACGTGCATGTAGAATGCAGTCTGCAAATCATAGCCGAACTGACGCACGGAACGCTCAAACCCTCGCGGTGATGCGTCTTGGGTCGTTTTGATGTCCAGTACAATGCCAGCTTGGCGCAGGAGGCCATCTGGGCGCGTCTTTAGGTCAATGTCAATGTCTGGGTCAGTGGCGAAGAATGAAGCCTCGGCCAGCATGTCAGGATTTGTCAGCAAATGATTTGCCATGCGGTTTTTCATACAAGCATCTGCCATGTCGTTTGCCAGCGTGTAATCAGCCTCGGTCAATAATATCTTGCCGGACGCATCGCATTCATCTTTCAGGTCAGACCATGCCTTGCCGCGACGTGTCTCAGGCCCGCGCACAACCAGCTCCTTCTCTGGCTCCAACAAATAAGCGTGAACCGCGCTGCCCAATGCAAATGCCGGGCTTTCCTTGCGCTCAGCGCCGAACAGGTGGGCAATGCTTTTGTTTGCTGCGGTCTTAATTGAAGTCGAGCCAAACGCATGATGCGCATGATACTCTTCGTTTGACATGTCTTCCGATTTAATAATTGTCATTGTGTTTCCTTCTTTTTATTTGCTTGGAGCTTGTCATAGTACTTCCTGCCAGCCTCAATACATGCTCGGTAATTTCTTTCTGCGTCCCCATAAACGTCCTGCAATACGTCCATCTGGGCTATATCGCCGCCAATCC